TCATTTCTGTTCCCCTGAATTAAATAGAGTTTCCATCTGCTAACAATTTCTGCCTTGAATTAGCAACATCAGAATTAGCATTCATCCCTGTTCTGCCATCTTGAACGTCATTATTTTTTACCTTCCCTTGAGTTGGAGTATATGGATTTAATTTTGTTTCAGATGATGGAACCCCTGACTCATACCAATCATCAAACCCACGTAGGCCAGACATTTTCGCAAGATGCTTTGTGGCTTTTGGAATATTTATTATTGCCCCCTGTTGTGCTGCAATAGAAGCGGTCGGAAGAATCCACTGAGTAAGAAGACTTAAAGTCCTTTGAAACTCCACAGAGGGAGAAAGTCTTTGCATAGAGTAGGGTTCAATATCAAACTCATAATCCCAAAACTCACCTTCCCTTGCAGCCCTGTCGAAAATTACTGGTATTTCTCCATACCCATCAATTCTTTTTATTTGTGGGATAGATATAAGAGGGTCCGTCCAGAAGTAGTACACCATTTTATTTACTATGCTTTTAGTAAATCCATAAACAGATTCTACCATATCGTCAATAGATTTTGAAGCATTAGCAAATAACATTTGTTCCTGACCCAGAGTCTCTGCTCCGGCATTTCTGCCACCGAGGGTATAGAGATTGTTCCCCTGCAATGAATACTGCTGCTCAAGATATTGAATCCAGTTGTAATGTTCAGGGTCAATTCCCGGCCATTCTATAGTTTTAATCCCTTCAATATTGGATACCTTTACTGTCTTCAAATCTGTAGCAGCCGCCAGTCTCGCAGCGTCATCAGCGGCATCACCTTCATAGGCCAGATTGGTTTTCTGAGATTCCGCCTGTTGTCTCATTTTATTGACAATAATATTGATTGCCCTATCCATGTCCAACCAATACCATACTGGAGGAATAGGAAGTGGGGTTCCTGAAAAATCCTTATAATATAACTTATCATAAGGTCCAGTTTCAGGTGAATCTGATTCTACTGTCTTCAATATTTTACCAGAACGTGGCTCTATTGTGATAATAATACCTTCATCTGGAATCCAGAAATCTGCTAATTGTACATACTCTCGTATACTATTGATACCGTCTACATCTCCCTTTGCAATATACTCTGGGTCATAATTTTTTTCACCAGCTTCTCGCAGGGAATTAGAAGCAGACAACAGGTCGGCAAACTTGGGGTATAATTCTTTAGCAATGTTCACCGGAATCTTGACATAATTTCCCTCAAACTCAAACCCCTCAAAAGAGGTTGCATTTGGGTCTCCAATATAATCAATTAAATCTACAGGGTCAGAATATACTTGACCTACTGCATGCGTATATCCAAATATCTCCACCTCGCTGGATTTCATTATACCTGTTTTTGTAATCCCAAGTCCAGTCATTGAATCACGTATAACTGGTCTTAGAGTAGTTCTGGCAAAATGTATCTCTTTCATCAAATGATTAAATGCAAGTTCAGTCGTTTTTGCAAATGGCCTAAATTCATTATTCCTACTACTTATAAGGAGATGTGGGTCATTCATAACCAAGTAGGGAATAAGAATACTTAGGCCCCTATCCAACAGGTTAATTGGATGTTTCTTATATTCTTTTTGTCCTTCTCCCCCAGAGTAATAACCGGAATATAGAGCTTTTAACATTGTCTCTCTATTGGCTAAGGCTGGACTTACTATCTTCTTCCATGCTTTGGAAGCCTGAATAAGTTTCTGCGGAAAAGACTTCTTCACGTCCTTTTCTTGAATAGAGGCCATCTTATTCCTTAGTAGTCAAATCGTTTGTTTAGCAGTTCTTTTTCATGGTCAATCTTCCTCTTCTCTATCCTTGAGGCAAGACTGTTTCCAACAAAAGGACTTCTTTTTTCTATAAGTGCTTTTGGTTGATATGTCAATCCCAAGCAACACAGACCCAAAGCTATTACACGGTCTCCATGAGCCGCCGAAGCTGAGGAGTCTTCATCATTTATAGATACAGAAGGGTGTGGAGTACCGGCAGAATTAAACACATAGGTCTCCATTTCCCGAATAACATTCACATCATATATTCGCAGGTGTTTGCTGGTTGGCTTTTCAGATAACCCTTCTTTTAAGGCAACATCTAAATCCATTAGTAATCTATACTTCGTACCATCTGGTCCTTGTGTACTTGCCCACCCAAGTCTGTTCTTCTTTTTCTTCCGTCGGGCCGCTTCATCTCTACGAATATAAACAAATGGATAGTTATTCTTTACTATAACTGTTTCAAATATACCACCCGGACCATTGGATTCCCATATTAAATATGGCTCTTTATCCTTTCCACCTATCCATTTGCATAAGGCAATTACTGCATCAGCAAAAGATTCCGGTGGAGTATTTGGGCATATCCATTTCCCAACTTCCTCACAAGTGTTAGTGTTTACTATAGAGGCCACACTATTTGATACGCCTCTTCCAAGACCAATATCACATCCTACAATATAATTATATTCTTGACTTGGTCGTCCTTTAATTAACTCATCCCACCAAAACAATCTTTTAATACTGCCAGAGATTAGTTTTCCTTTTCGGACAATCCCCTCTTTGTCCTTCTCTGCAACAATGTCTCCCTTGAAAATTGGCTCAGAAATGTGCTTTTGTTCTATTCTATGTAAAGTAGCCTGAGAAAATACAGAGTATCCTGAACCCTTTGGTCTTCTGTCAAGGTTCCTTGCTATATCACTTGGACGCCTTTCTTTACATTTCTTATCATACCAAGCACTTCTCCAACCACCTTCATTGCTGTCTCCTCCATCAGCAACGAAGGAAATATCTTTTAATATCTCAGCCCAAGGACCACAAATCTGCTCTTTCTCCAAAACACTTAACTTTATTGGAGTCATTGGGTCTATGTCATTGAAAATTTCTGGGCATAGTTTTCTATAATAATCTATATCTTTTATTTCTATAATATCATAGTCTGGAGAAAGATATAATCCTGCATTTTTTGTAGGATTCATTTCCCAAGGCATAGTTACTACAGGAATAGTCCCAAATTTTTGGAGTAGTAATTGATTGTATGGATGTTCTACACCCCAAAAGTGTGTACTATTAAAAATAACACAGTTTGTTACATCATGCACTGAGTCATTTATATTGATAGCCATGTTATGGTCCATCCGACCATACTCATCTATCAAAATTCCGCACTGTCTATCACCAGCACCAAAGTTTTCGTTTGTAGCTTCTCCAGAAATTACAGAATTACTGTCAAGATTCTGTAAAAGCATGTAAGTTTTCAATACATTTGGTCGCATCCAGTGAGGAAGAGTATTTATAGCGTAGCAAATTTTGTGCATTAGGGATTTATGCAGGCCTACAAGATTGCCATCAAATATTTCAACACCCTTATCTACAAACTCAGCCTTTCTACTTCCTACCAAAAACTGACTTTCGGGGTCCAACAGAAAATGGGCAACGAAAGTTTTACAAATTATTTCAGTGGCCCCCTCTTTTCTTGATTTATCAATTACAAGGTCATGTTCATTTGTTATTGCATCATGTATTGCATCTACGGCTGTTTCTTGATGAGGCCACAAAATAAAAGGTCTGTTTCTAAATCCCGATGGAGCCTCAGCATCATAAACAAAAAAGGCAGAATTGAAAATAATCTTTATATCTGCCCAGCATAACTCCAAATATGCCTTTTGAAGTCCCTTGTCCTTTGACAAATTATCATGGAAATCCATTCTCCATTGAAGATTTTCCGCAGGATTCTGAGGAATACTCTTAAAAAAATCGGATGGAGTATTAAGATTTCTTATGATATTATTCAATAACAGTACTTTCTACTCTCTTTATCGTGTCTATCTTATCGGCCTCTTTTATTGCAGCACCGGCAAGTTTTCGGATGGTGTCAGATTCAATTTGTCCTGTTAAGTCTACGTTAATATTTCTGTTTGTATGCTCAACTTCAATTGATTTTACATTTCTCCAGTTACCAAAATCCTTATCCAGATTGATGAGAAAGAACATCAACAAATCTTTATCTACTGGGCGATGTCGGAGTTTAACTGTCTTTTTCTTAATCTCCAGTTTACCCTCAAGATTTCTTTCATGTGTTACATCAACTTCCTCATAATCATAACCGGTTGCCGCACGTAATCCATTAGCTATGATGTATTGTTTTGCTACCTCTTTTCCGTCTTTGCAGGCAAGCTTAAACTCCTCATATCTTTGCTTCCACTTTTTTATTGTAGTCGGCTTTACTCCGAGAACATAACCAATATCCTTCTCAGTCATTCCCGCAGCAACAAGTCTGGAAGCTACATTGACAAAATCATAATTAAATGTAGCTCCCTTTTTTATTTTCCGACGAAGGGCAAGGCTTGTAGTGGAGTTATTATTACAAGAATCACTCATGTAAACATCCGCGTTTTCTCAATGAACTCATCTTGTTCTATCAGGAGTTGGTCTCTACCTTCTTTATGTATACAATCATTACACCATGAATACAAGCCCCAAGAATCTTCACGTTTCTTAAATTCTGTCTCTTCTTTATATCTATTACAATGACAACATTTCTTCATAAAAACACTCCCTCTATATTACATATACAAAAGGCAACCTAATTGGCAATTTTGGGATAAATATTAAGGAAAATAAAAAAATTTTCTAAAATAATTTTACCTTTTTACAATATTGATAATGATTATAATGATTGTAATGGTTGTAGTGGTTTGATAACCTATTTATAAATATTCTATTTATGAATGTCTTCTTTGTTATATAAACACTTAACAAATTGAAATGATTGTTTTTTTCTTAACCAGTAATCCCGACTGAAAATAAAAATAAAATTTATTTTTCCTTGTTTTTAGACTGAAAAACAGTGTTATTATACAAAATAAATATTATCGGACTTAAAAAGGACTCCTTTTGTATTTGTAATATAGAAGGACAACCAGTGAGACACGGAGGTCGAACGG